GCTCTCGAAACTCGATCGTGAGATCGGGATCGATAAAGAGCGGGTCGCCTCCGAGAAATGGGAGGATGCGGAGAGGAGTAACCATCTCACGAACATCCGATTAAAGTTCTACTATGACCCTGAAAAGGGTGGCTACCGCCATCCCAACTACGGTCCGCACTGGGAGCATTTGCACCGAGCGCGTAAAATAATAGCTAGGATTCTTGGTCAGTTTAAGTGGTCGGAAGCTGCACGACATTTCGGCTTCGGTCCCGGGGTAACCCGTCAGACTAAAGGTCGTCGTGTCGATCTCTCAAGAAAATATGCGGGTCAACCCGCGGTTTCGCCTCAAGCCTCCGCTATCGCAGCACTTGCCATCGGTATGACACCCGTATGGTTTGAAAGTCTCACAGGGGTTTCTCCTGTCGGACCGTGCAGTTACCTAGGTTTGGTAATTGATGATGCTGTGTCTGTTTCCTTTGTACCTAAAAATGCAAAGACTTATCGAGCAATCGGTATTGAGCCGCTAATGAATATCTACCTTCAAAAGGGGGTAGGTACCGTGATCCGGCACAGATTAAAACGCGTAGGTATCAATCTAGACAGTCAAGGGCCTAACCAAGCAGGCGCCTTCTTAGCCTCATTGAATAACGGATACGCCACGTTGGATCTATCCAACGCTAGCGATACCGTATCAACTGAACTAGTGAGGGAACTGCTGCCCGGCGATTGGTTCTCAGTGTTAAACTCCCTTCGCTGTAATTTCAGCGAGTTCAAGGGTAAGCTCATCGTCAAGAACGAAAAATTCTCGTCGATGGGTAACGGTTTCACTTTTGAATTAGAAAGTCTCCTTTTCTATGGTCTGTCAAAGGCTGTGGAAGAACTACGTCAAACTTCTAACGAAGTTCTCGTGTACGGCGATGATATCATCGTGCACCAAGAGACGGCAAAGGATTTGATTCCTTTGCTGGCTTTCTGCGGGTTCACTGTTAACAAAGCCAAAAGCTTTGTGTCGGGGTACTTCTATGAGAGTTGTGGTCGAGATTTCTTTCTGGGTTACGACGTACGCCCTTTCTTTATAAGGAAGGAGCTGGAGGATGTCCAAGACTACTACCTCCTATACAACCAGTGTAGGGCAAGCGATCGCAATGTCGATCGCCCTTATCGTACTCCTTTGTACGGCCCTATTCTTGGTAGTATTTACTGTAGCGTACGCAAGAAGTATCGGTACACCGTCCCCTTCAATTGGGGCGACGATACCGGCTTCCAGCAAAGCTTCGACGAAGCTTGTCCCTCCCTCGCAAGAGGAAGAGGATGGGGAGTCTTCCGATTCCCCTACTGGCAGGCAGTCCCTCTCACGGTAAACCGCGAGGGACTTTCAGTGCTAGCTGCGAAGCTATCACGTCTGTCAGTACGCTGCCAAGATCCGGATTCGCACCCGGGTCTTGAAAGGGTAGCCACGAGGCTATTCCCTGAGACAGTACGCACTGGTAACGAC